ATTTTCGAGTTTTACATAACTCAGATCATTCCTGTAACTTAACTGTCCAGGAATAACAACCGATCCCTCTTTGAATGTATGATTTCCAAACTGCTCAATCTGATTCTGCAGCATGGACTGCATTGTTGTCAGTTCTCTTGCTTGAACCGGATACCCAGGCTTGAATAAGACTCTATAATATGAATTATCACGATTAAAGTCATCAAAATAAGGAGAGACGTTGAGATTTGTTTCCTGTGGCATGATTCTTTAGAACTGCAAAATAACTTTGATATCTTCTTTTTGATTCGCAGACCTTGTAATTGAAGGTCTGTTGTCAACATAAACTATATTTCCAGAATACTTTTTGACCTCTGGATTTGATACCCCTTCAGTAAATGTTTGACCAAGGTAATATGTCCTACTATTTATTGAGGTTGATACACCACTAAATGTAGTTTGAATACCCAAGGTGACACTACCACCAACAATATTTACTGAACCACCTGTCGCAGGAGATGATGTAAATCTGTTCAGTTCAAAACCATATGTTGGTGCATTATTTTGAGAACCATCCGTATTAAAACCAACTAAAGACTTATCCTGCCAATACTTAAGAACGCCAGTATTTTCATCATAAGAAACCACTCTACCAACAGCAGTAGAACCAACTCCAATCGTTTGAGTGATATATGAGTCTGCCGAGAATGATGCAGTGCTATAACCAGCGCCCGCAAGTTTCAATGCGTAAACAGCACTTGCTTTTGCCTCAGATAAAAGTAAAGAACTGCCAAACTGTTCTGGGTTCTCTACAATACCAATTCTTGCAATCTGGTTTCCAGTGATGAAGTCTGGGTTTTCATCATCATTTTCAATTCTTGAATATACAAGAACATTATATGCACCAAGTTCTCTATAGATATCTGCACCATGTCCACCCTGAGGAGGAATAATAATATCAAAAGTTGGTCGGGTAGTTCCTGTTGGAACATTTGCAGTTTCTAAGTCAACGCTGCCGTAGGTATATCCACTTCCACCTTTAGATAAGGTAATAGAGTCTACCTTTGACTCATTATTAATAACGATGGTTGCTTCAGCACCACTTCCATCACCTTTGATGGGAACTTTTGTATAAGTTCTATTTGCAGTTCCAACACCAACTCCACGGTTGGTGATGGTAATAATTTTCAGTTGACCACTATTCTCAGCGTTATTTCTGATAGCAGCATCATCTGTATTGGTTTCCCAGTCTCTTGGAACTGGCATAAAGTTTGTAGAGTCAAACTTTACGATATCACTTGGTTTGATAGTATAAAGATATTTCCACAGATATCCATCACCACTATCGCCAGCAGTTCTTGGTTCTAAGTCAGTAAAAGTTGGTTGGTCTAAAGAAGGTCTTCCAGTTGGGTTTTCTGGGTTAGTGCCATTTTGAAGACAAATATAAACCTTATAGTCTTCATTTACAACATAATAGTTTGCATTATATAAGTTAGTTGCACCTGATGGTTTTGAAGTATTAGTTCTACTGATATCATGACGATACATGTCGTAAGTTGTACCAGAAGTCCAGGTGTTCTTCTGTACAACCTGCTTCACATCTCCATCGTTGACTTTCTTCAACGCAATCATTGTATCCCAATAATCATTCTCCTGCTCAAAGTTATCTTTAGGAGCAGGAGGAGTAGTTTCCCATGTAGAACTATAGTCCGATGCATTAGGAAGACCAACAAATGCATAAAAAGAGTTTGTATCCGTGGTAGCCGCAGATACAAAACTTTTTGCATTCAATATCCTAAGTTGATCAGTAATTATTGCAGACATTTTGCGGGAGTTTTTATTTATTTATTGAGGTTTTTTACTGTTTAAAAATCAACTGTGATTTTTAATCTGAACTGAGAGAGAACCAGTATCAACAGCAGCATCATTACTCTCTCTATTAACTGAGAAATCAACGTGACTTGTAGATCTCGCAACACCAACATATGAAGCAAAACCTTGATCCATTGCTTGTGTCAATACAAAGTAATCATTACTATTAGTGTGAGATGTCGCAAAAGTCAAACGATAATTGCCAGAAGACTGCTGACTCACAGTAATTCCTGATGTTCCAACCCAAGAAGGAGATCCTCCAAGAACAATTTCACCATATTTATCACCTGGCGGGTTAGTATTAGATGAAAGTGTTCCGGTGGTAGGAAGTGCAACAGTTGATGGTGTGAATACTTGTGCAGTAGAAGAACCAACAGAAGTATATCTTTGACCAGCAGTTCCAACACCTGCAGTAATTCTTAAATCATCAAGGGAATAATCTCCAGTATAATTATTATTATAAGTTATATTGTTTACGACGGGTCCAGCACTGTCCGGTATCCCGCCAATAATCAAACTATGTTGATTATTATTAACAATATTATTATCAGTTGTATTTCCATTCGCAGTTAATGAATCTTCTACTCCATCTACGTAAAAATGAAGACTACCGTCGCTACCTTCTTTAACTAAAGCAATGTGCCTCCATTTATTTTTCCAGTCGCTTTCAACATCTGCGTTGGGAATCGACTTTAATAAAGTCGCACCTGTATCACGTTCATTATTCCAGACGAAGCCAATGTTACCATTACTAGTAGTATAATATCCAAACACCCAATCATCATCTGATGCTCCCTGATGGCGGCTCATGCTAACGATGATATAATCTCGATTGCTGACATAGCTATCTAAGAATAACCAACCCTCAATAGTCCACGAACCTGTGAAATTATATTCACTTCTGTTTGGATAACTTACACCGGCACCTACCTGATTGCCAGCAATACGGAAAGAACCTCCTCCAACTTTAACTGGAGATCCTGCAATAGTAGCACCGCTACCAACTGTTCCATTTACATTAAACTTTGCGTCTACGAAGTTACTATCAAAGGTGTTTCTATAGATAACATTATCCCAATCGGTATCTTCGGGAACAGTTACTGGTGTTCCCGAAGAAAGAACGAACTCTCTCCAAGAACTTCCATCATAATAGAATGGTGCTCCACCAATCTGCTTAATTTGACCCGTGGTTCCTGCAGTTCCAGTAAGAATTGGGTTGTTATGTGATAATGTAAGTGCAGGAGAATCGACTCCATTGACGGATGAACCTGCTCCAACAGAGGCACTATATGGAGTTTGTACCTTGTTTGTATTTGTATTTACTGCATTACCCATATATGCATGGTTAGTGCATTGGTAATGAAGAACTTGTGGAGTAGTGTCTGATACTGTTATCTCAGTATAAGCATTGTTAAAAGTTACACCCGTTGTATATTCAGTGGTCTTATCTGCCTCAAGATAGAACTTGAGTGGATGAGAACCTGTATTGTCGTTTGTGAATCTATAAGTTCTTCCAGGAGTGAGTGTTAAGAATGGTGCCTCAACTCCATCAATAAGATATCCAGTTCCACTTCCCGTTCCATTGTATCTGTGTGCTGCTGTTTTAGTAGCAGTAGTTACTGTATATGTTTTTGTACTACCTGTATAAGGAGATATTAAACTACCAGCAAAACTACCATCACCAGTTACGGTCAGTTTTCCAGTTTCACCACTCAACCTCATTCTTTCATATCTTTGGGAACTTGTCCCTCTTCTATAGAAGATGAAGTCACCAATGTCACCAGAAGAATAACCATTGGAATGGAATTCTATATCATATTTAAACCCACCACCGACTTTATTTGCTCTAATATTGCTATAATAAGTAGAGTTTGAATCACCGCTATTAGGACCAGTAAGATTAAGTTCGTTAGCTTTTAGAATAGACCCACTTCCCTGAGTGCTCGGATTATGTCCAACAATAATATTTCCACCAATTGAAGAGATACCAGAAACATTTAAGGTATCAGTCTCAACGTGTCCAGTTACATTAATACCACCTGAAGTAGTACCAAGTTTTGGGGCACTGCTATAATAAAGTGTTGTTCCAGAATTTTCTGTGCCAGAAAGAACACTATCACCATTTACCTTTAAGTGTATATTAGCACCAGCATCAATGGTCATGTTGGCATTTGAATCAGTCTCAATGGTGGCATCGTCACCATCATGACTCGCAAATCTCATATAGACACCGTTGGGATTCCCTGCAGCGTGTGAAATTGATAGACTACCGCCAGAACTTTCTTCACTATAAAAACGAACTTCACTTCCAGAACCATAATAACCCATGGCAAGTGTAGTCATTCCAGACACATTCAAAGTGTTAGTTCTTACATCAGCAGTTGAAGCAGCACCAGCAGTTACAGTAACAAGACCTGCAGAAATAGGAGATAGGGTTAAGTTATCAGCAAAGTTGAATGCTGATGCTACGCCAACAAAAGCACCACTATTAAATGCAGAAACTCCTGTTCCAGTAGCATTAACGCCAGATAATCCAGAACCATCACCTACAAATGAGGTTGCATTAACTGCTCCTGTAACTGTTACACCAGTATTTGTGGTTTCAAATTTCTTAGAATCATCATAGAAGAGTTCTACCTGACCATCTTCATATGCGATAATTCCATCTTCACCAGATTTTGCTTGGATAAAGATTCTATTAGTTCCAGATGCATTGGTATCTCTAATATACAGTTCACCTGTAGCATTTTCGATAAAACCATTGGAACCATCATGATAAATTTCAAAATCATTATCGGAACCTAACAGTATCTTATCACTATCACCAAAGAGAGCACTAGAAGCAAAAGAAACATTACCCGTAAATGTAGAAACACCAGATACCTTAATGTTATTGGTTGCCGTGATGTCACCAGAAACTACATCAAAATCACCAAATGCCGTAGTGCCTGTTCCAGTAGTTCTTAATCTGAATAATGTATTGCCACCAGCACCATCACTTATATTTTTTCCATGACCTAAAGCAGAATAAGCATCATTAGTTCCAACAGTACCAGAATCGTTACCAGGATCTATAGTTAATAGACTGGTGTAATAATAATTACCACTCTGTTCACCCTGTGTTCCAATGTAAAGTGGATAATTATCTACAACTATCTGACTATAACTATTAGCACCATCAAGTCGGGTAAACATTGCCATTTCCCCGTCACCAAACGTCAAGGTATTTGCTTGACGCATATCAGAATTTAGATCGGTGAACGTTCCAATGCTGCCAAATCTAATTTGAGATGCGGTAATAATACCAGCAAAAGTAGAAACACCAGAAACGACCAAAGAGTTAGTTACTACATTAGCAGTTGAACCACCACCAGCTTGACCAGTTACAGTAACAATACCCGCAGAGATAGAAGATACTGATAGGTTACTACCGAAGTTGATTGCTGATGCTACACCAATAAAAGAACCACCATCAGATATAGAAACTCCTGTTCCGGTAGCATTAATACCAGTCAGTCCAGAACCATCACCTACAAATGAGGTTGCATTGAGTGCTCCTGTAACTGTTACACCAGTGTTTGTGGTTTCAAGTTTCTTAGATTCTGCACCCAGACCAGTAGCATAGTATAACGAAAGTCCACCTTGAGTTACTGCCTGTGTGTTTGTCTTTAATAAAGTAGAACCTTGATAACTTTGAATCTCTACATTACCAGCAGCACGTAATTTGATTGCACCTCCAGTAAATGCATTCTTGAATGTTACATCATTAGATCCACTAGGAACAATACTCTGAGATGAGCTACCAATTCTAATTCCATCTGCGAATGTAGAAATATCAGCTACTGAAACTCCACCCCCGACGATAATATCATTAGATACATCAAGGTCATTGCTACAAGTAGTAATACCCGCAATTAAAACACTATCATTAAAGTTAGATTCTCCAACAAAAGTAGAAACACCAGTGACTTTTAAGTTTCTTTCAAGAGAAGCATCTTCTCCAATTGTCAAGTCATAATTAAAGTTTACATCATTTAGAAACGTAGAAACGCCAACAACAACTATTTGGTCTGTCTTTACAGTTCCAGAAACCTTAAGTTCATCCGTTGCATTAGTTGTGCCAATGCCGACATTGGATAAAGTATGAATACCAGTAGTATTATCGTCCCAAGTGTTACCTGTGACATTTAAGGTAACTTGACCTACAGATGTAGATACTGCTATATTATTTCCACCAACGATAGAGGTTACAATACCTGGAGCCAGTGCAGTACCGTTTCCAAGCAGAGTATAAACCTCATCAAAGTTACTATTAATTTTTATAGCACCTTGCTGGAGACTATCGCCATCTCCAGCATCGGGCGCAGAACCTGTATTTATTCCTAACTTTGCCATTGATAGAAAGTTCTTTTAGTTGTATTTATCAGGTGTCGTAGTTGATATATCTCAGGGGGTTAGTGCGAACTACAACTGGCGATGTATTGATGCCAGTATAACCGTAAGAAGTGAACTGTTGTGGATCAGGTCTTGTGAGGTTGTAGATCTTACCCCAGGTAAAGTCTCCAAGGTAGTTTGAAGTGCTGATAGAGCCACTGTATGTTGTGACACCAGCACTATCCCAAGTGTAGTATGTAGAGTCGTAGAATAAATCAGTTGCACCCATACTGATAGTGCTGACTCCTGCACTTGGTTCAACAATACTGAATACTCTAGTCACAGTAGTTGTACCAATACCAACAATCTGTTTTTGAATAATTTCAGTTCTATTTACTTGGTAAATACCATCAACGTATTGAGTAGAAATACCAATAATTGTGCCATCAGTTCTAAAAGTGAAGGATGTTGTATTTGCAAGACCAGCATTAGAGTTGTTGACAACAAAGAAGTCGCCAGTTCCAATACCACTAATAGTAACAGCAGTTCCAACAACACTTGTATCTCTCAGGTATGAATCTTCTGGGATGTAGAAGTCAAATATTGCATTATCATCAGCACCAAGAGTAGAAAGTCCATAACCAACGATAACTCCAAAATCACCAGCGTATGAAACATTGTTGATAACTTCGGTTGTTGGTTTTGGTTCCTCTATTATTACAACTGGTGGGTTTGTAGAAGTATAACCCGTTCCAGGTGAGGTAACAGTTATCAAATCAACAATTCCGCCAGTAATATTCGCAACTGCAGATGCTCTTTGAGTAGTTCCAAGACCAACTGGGTTTGCGATAGTTACAGAAGGAACTGTACTATATCCATAACCAATATTTGTAATATTAATTGCAGAAATAGTTCCCAAACCAGAAACCGTAGCAGTTGCTGCTGCAGTAACCTTAGAATCTTGCGAGATAATCGTTATCTTGCCCTGCTTAGTTGAGTTTTCTTGCTCATTGTCAAAGAAAGTTCTGACACTTTCAACATACATCACTGTTGAACCAACTCCAAAATGTTCAATGGTATTTGTGGTTGGTTGAATTAGTGGTTCATAGATAATTCTGTCTTTAGTGACTTCTTTGCCATCAATAAACAAGTCATCTCTCTGTCTGCACCAGATGAGAGGTCTGCTATAAGTCTCATTTTTGGTTATTCCAGGACCAGCGTATGCATTAGTATGGATAGTGTCCGTAGAAACAACATCAGTAACTAATCTCTCATCTTCTTTGTATGCAAGGTCATCGTCATTGAGTCTTACGTTATCACCTACTTTAATAGTCTCTAAAACGTCAACATCAACAACATCAACGTCACCAGTTCCTCTATAGAATATAATCTTGCAAGTATCACCTTGTTTTGGTGCTTCAGTAAAGGTCAGATAACTACCACCATCAAAGATATAACCTTGATCGGGAACCTGAAGAATATCATTGATGAATACCAGCAGAGTTGCTTTGATATCAATGATAGAACCAGATCTTGCTCTGATGGTTGTCTGGTTTCCATTAACAGAAAGTGGGTATGTAAGAGTTACACCATCAAAGAGGTTATCAATGGTATCAAATACTTGCAGATCCCCAACCGTCCATCCACTGAATGTATCCGACTGAGTTCTGTCTATTCTGATCTGGAACTCTTCAAATGAATATGATGTATTAGTTGGAATACCAGCAGTTCCACCAATAGCAACGGTAAGTGCTTCGCCTTGACCATAACCATATCCAGTGTTTTTAATTTCAAAGTCAATTACACTAGAACCTTGTCCAACAACAATATCAATGGTTGCATTACTTCCATTGCCAGAAGATGTAGAACTATACGTCAGTGGAATATTGGTGTATGATAGTGGATCATCAAATACAACTACTGGTGGGTTGGTTGCAGTGTATCCAGCACCTGGATTAGTGATAGCAACACTAACAATATGTCCGCCACTAATAGCAGCAGTGCCAATAAACTCAATATTTGGAGTTCCAGTGCTAGATGTTGCAATACCAACGTTGACCACAGTTTGAACACCTGATCTATAACCAGAACCACTATTTCCGATACTAATAGCAGAGATAGTGCCGAGACCAGAGATAGTAGCAGTGCCACCTGCAGCAACTAATGGTTGATATCCAAGTCCTTCACTAGAACCAACCGAAACTATAACACCACCGATTGGGAGTGTAGATGTATTAATATCGTAGAATGCAGATGTTGCAGCGCCAGTGTATTGAATGCTAGAAATACCAGCATTTTCAATGATAGTATATGTTCCATCAAATGGTGCAGTGGCTGGTTGTGGTTTTTGGAAAATTTCATTAACAAGTACAATTCCATTACTTGTAGAAATACCAGTGACGTTAACTCCACCACTCTTAAGAGTGAACTGAGTTGTGATGCCATTAAAACCATTAGAGATGCTGTCAAAGATGTAGTTCTTAGCATATGGGTGAGTGGTTGCACCCACAATCCCAGATCTCATGAATGTTCTTCCACTAAATGTGGAATGAGTGGTAATACCAGTCCAGTCTCTAGAGTCTGGTGGGTTTGAAGTTGTGCTCAATGGCATTGGACCATATGGAGCAGTAACAAAGTTGATCTTATTGTCAACAATGTTATAGTCACCCTGAACTTTAGTGACCAATGCACTTGGAGAATGAGTGGATAACCCAGTCCCCATCCATCCTCTTTCAACAAGAACTCTATTTGTAGATCCAATACCAACAGAGTTGACTCTCACAATCTCATCATTAATCCTTAACAGGTCACCGCCAAATATTGAAGTAATACCTGTTAATGTTACCAAGTCATCAATGACTTTTGCTTCAAGTGCAAGTGAAGACGTTACTGCCGTTGCAACAACTGGAGACTGGATGACATTATCAATAGAAACAAGTGCTCTTGAATTCTGTTTTCTAGCAACAAATCTATGAGACGTTCCAATACCTACGTGAGTTAAGTCAAGTGTTGTTGGCAGTGCAGCAAGAGCATTCTCTGCGCTTCCTGCAACTCTGATATGAAGGTCATCAACTTTAACTGCATATAATGTAGATGGAAGTTTATCGGTAACTCCAAAACCAACAATATTTGTTGATGTAATTCCGATTGCTTGAGTTGTTCCTGCTCCAGAATGAGTGTATGTCAGTTCTTCGCCTGTAACGAAGAAGTGATTTGGAATCTTAATTCTATTAGTTGTTGTATTTGCGATAGAAACATCGCTACCATCAAAGTAACGCTCAAATATTGGGAGTTCATCATGAGTTAAGTTAAACTCTCTCATAATATCACTCCGAGTTCCTCTGTAAACAGCAAAACTGGTATCAACAGAACCACTTGTGAGGTCAATGAAGTCATTTGTAGATTCTTCATTGATATCACCGACTGCATTTTGGAATACTCTAACTTGAACGTTTATTCCTGCATTTGGAGTAAAGTAGAGTTTTGTTGTTGAACCAGAAACTCCTGCATCAATAGTACCAAGACTTGCATTAGAGTATAACTGACCAAACTCAGTGATAGATGCAAAACTTCCATCATCAGCGACGACAACCTCAGATACTTGAGTATTTGAGTTGGTTGTATCTTCTACTGATACGATGTAATATGCAACATTGTATGCAGTGTTGTCATACTGAGCAATAGTTGTCTGAGAAGGTGAACCTGATGAAGAAATAGCTGTATAGTGAGAGTTCAAAATACCAGTATTCAAGTCCTCAGTTCCAATACCAGTTGATGCTGTATTAGCAATAGAGACTTGCATCGTATTAACGACGTAAGAAACACCTGCACCAACGGTTGGAGTTAATACAAGGTTAATATTAGAACCAGAATATTCAACATGATAGGTTCCAATACCAGAAGTTGATGATGCGCCAGAAGAACTTACTATTTGACCATAGTCAATAAATCCAACATTTGTTCCATCGTGGAGGATCATTACCTCATTGAACTCATAATAACTTCCATCAGTTCCAGCAATTTCAACGAGAACCTTAGATGCCGTATTTGAAGTTTCAATTCCAACAATGGTGTTTGCAGCAGTAGAACCAGCAGAAATCAGTTTGTTTGAAACTTTTAGTTCAACAACATCACCTAATACAGTTGATCCAACACCCGAAATGGTATCTTTCAGGTTATATGAGACATAAGTTACGTCAAAGTTGTTAACTTCATAGTCAATTGGGTAGAACTCAAGAACTCCTTCGTCACCAGACAGTGAGAAGTCAAATGAACCCAACTCAGCAGCAGTTTCAACTCTACCATATTGGTTAATATACCCAAAAGTTTCGTCATGAAGTAAAGTTACCAGGTAAATTTGTCTTTCAGCAGTAAATCTTCTGTCTCTGACAAAAGTAATGAACTTACGAGCATTTCCAGTATCAAGACCAAAGGTTCCGACAGCAACAAAACGAGTTGATCTTGGCTCGCTATTGAAAAGTTCACTAAAGTCATCAATAAGAAGAACTCTGTTACCAACAGACTCAAAATAATCTTGTAAAATAACGGAATTGAAGACAATTTCATCAGAAATCAAGTCCGAACCAATAGTGAGGGTTTTTTCTGTTGCAAGGTCAAAGTCATTAACACATTCTACGTCCATAACGCTGATGAAATCAGCAAGTCCAGAGAAGTCTCCTTCATTTTGAGCAGTTGATATGCCTGAGAAGTCTCCACCATCCTCAGATTCAATAATCAAGTCACTGAACTTCTTAAATCCAGCAGTATGGTTCATGCTACTTACAGCATCATCCCAATCTTCGTACTCAACCTTAGATTTGAGTGAATAAGAGAAGTATTGATAGTAGTCATTATCATGAATTCTTTGGAAACTGTTGTTTAAGAACCCTCTTTCGGTATGTGAACCCTGTTGAACAATAGAATTTGAAGAAACTGTGTAAACTGCGTTATACTCATCAACAGAACTAATAAGACCTTCATTCTGAGAGTCTTCTGCAATGATATATTGACCTTTGGTGAAAGATTCCTTACTTGAAACTTTCAACACTCTATTAACACTATCCCAATCTTCAACAATACCTGTATTTTCTCCAGATATTACAGTTTCTCCTTTGGGGAAAGTGTTGGTTTTAAGAGAAATATCAAATATTGGGAAGAATTTCTCTGGAGTAATTCTGCCAGAAGAATATGTCAGGTTAAATGTGCCTGGATTTTCTCCAAATGACAGATAATCGTCAAGACTGTACGTTACAGTTCCATTTGCACCACCAATATTGGGATCAATTGACGTTAATGTAAATCTATCATACCCATATGCAGAAGAGTTATATCCTCTTTGAGTAGATCCAATACCAACACTTGTATTTTCAATGAGAACTTTATCACCAACAGCAAAAGGATAATTTGATGCATCGCTATAACTTACTGCCAGACCAACGGTTACCTGTCGTGTTGCATAATTAAAAGTTATAGAGTTGATACCAACACCATTACTATTATTGATAGGAATAATTTCTGGTTGAATATCAGTAATTCCCTTCGTGTTCTTGAGAATGGTTACTTCTTGATCTCCAAGATCATATGTTAGATCAACGTCATTAATAACATCATTAGTAAGTGAGTCAATGACAATAAGATCTGGTGCAATTGTGTAGAATCTTCCAACCGATGTAATTCCGATTCGGTCAAAACTTGCAAATGGAGAGATCTTCAAGAGTTGTGGAAGTTTTGCAGTAGGACGTAATGTGCTATCTACAGAATACTCAAAACCAATATTTTGTATCTCATAAGATACTACATTACCAATAGTTTCAGTATCTAATTCTAAGAGAGCACCTTCGCCATCATCACTTCTGACTGAAGTAATACCAGGAAGTCTAGAATATTTTATACCTGAATCAATAACCAATACATCTTCAATGGTGCCAGTGGTAGTTTTAGAAGATGTGGAGTATTTAATAGTCGCTTCAGATGAAATATATGATCCTTTTTCGGGAGCTCTATCTACACTATATGTAAATGTAGTCGAAGTTACTCCAGAAATAGAATATGATCCTGCATATACACTATCAGAAACAAGTATTTTGTTATGGTTGACAATATTTTGAGAATCGTTGAAATATTCTAACTTCGTTTGACTGTTATCAACTCTGTTAACAGGTTCTAATGTATAGAACAACTCATCTGGTACATTTTCATCAAGGTTTATAGTAACCTTAGCATCAGAAGAAATACCAATATCACCATTACGGATAACATTGAATGTTCTACCTTCTTGAGTAGTCTCAAATGGATTCTGTAGTGCTGCATCAGTGTAGAACTTGAAGTCAAACGCAGAGTATTTTACAGCACCTTGAATATAAGACAGAGATTCATCCGAAAGATCAAATGCTACTGGTTGGTTCTTATGTCCAAGCAGTTCTGGGTTGACAAGTGACAGTTCGCCAGATGACGCGCTAGTAATGTCAATAAAGACTGGATCTATTCTAGTTGCATCATAGAAACTTTGTGCTAACTTAACGTTATCATTATCAACTTTTACGATATAGTAGATGTTATTATCAGATAAACCACCAGATGGGGTTGTTGCAGTATGAACTACTTTTTGACCATCACGATATCCATGACCACCAATATTGATAGTATTTGTAGATGTCGTAATATTACCAGCAGTGAACTCTCTGGGGTCAATCAGTAAACGTCTGGTTTCGTCATTATATTTTACTTTAAATGTAGTAGTTACTCCAGTTACACAAGAAACGTTTACAGTGTCAGCAAATAGCAAACCATGAGTCGATGCTGTAGAAACTGTAACTTCATTCTTATCAACTTCACCAGTCACTACATTGTCATAGTTGGTTCTAAAACTATGAATAACGCCAGTTCCAATACCAGTGAAGTAGAGAATGTCAGTTGTTACTGCACTATTAATACCAACAAAACCACCAGTAGAACCAAGACCAACTCTATTCGTTGCAATACCAATCAAGTTATCATTAATTCTTGCAGCATAAACTACATCATTCTCAGATAGAGTAAATGAAGTAGCACCATCTGTAGATACAGCAATGGCATTTTCTCCATTTGCAGAATAGATTAACTTATCTCCAGTCTCTAACTTGTGGTCTGGTAGATATACTGATCTAGTTGGTACGAACAAGATAGTTGCACCAACACCAGGGTTAGTAAAAGATAAAGTAGATCCAATACCTACACCATAAGCAGTTCCTAAAGCAACTGCTTCAGATGGGTTGAAGTATAGTTGTCTGTTGTACTTATATTGGAAAACGTTTGAGTTTATTCCTACGGGGAATGTAAACTTCCTAGACTGGTTGAAAGCAAGAACTCCGTTAGTATGTGCTACGCCGATTGTTCCATCTTTTGCTCTTTCAACACGAACTCTAGTCGATTCTGTATCAACATTCAGAACTTTAAGTCTCTCAGACTCTACTTGAAGAATATCATTTTCTCTGATAGCAGGATATGACAGGTTGCCATACAAACTGAAATACGTAACAAACCCAGTGACAGAAGTAGAACCAATACCAGAAATCAGAGAGAATGTATCTGACCTAACTCCAACTCTGTAAGAACCTGACAGTTGTGTGCCAACGGTACTTAATCCAGTGATGTTTACAATGTCTCTGTCCTTAAGTCCATGAGGGCCAGATGAGAAACCAATGTAAGTATTCTGGTTTTGGGGCAGAGAAGTAAATTCTACGTTAAATACAGACTGTTGAGATGCTGAAATTTGACTGACTGCTTTGCCACCTACATGTCTAACTAATGCCGTTGCATTTTGACCACCAGAGTTAGTATTATCAAAAATAACTCTATCGCCAACTTTATATCCAGTTCCCCCAGTGTTAATACCAACAGAATTTACACCACCAACAGAAGCATAAGTTACGATAGACTCTTGTGGTCTAATGTCATTTGGAACAACAACATATTCATAACCACTCATATCTTGTAAGAGGTTATATGGTTTAGTATTTCTTAGTAAACCAGTGTTGTTCAAATCAATAACATCTTGATTTGATCTTGGGTTGTAGTTATATGCAATTGGTGTTGATTTATACTCGTTTCCAATAAAATATGGGAATACTGGTTTTCTGTAGTTTCTGAATACGCCAGAAGACTCAATGATGGTATTGATAGTAGTAAAATATGCATACACACCGTTTGGATATTCTGGTGTTACGCAAAATCTACCATTGTGCTCATCCAAATCACCTGAAGCATTATACTTATAGTCATTAACAAAGAACCCTTGTGGGTAAGTGCTTGTATTTGGTCTCGCTGCATCTAGGTTTAATATGTAACTAGACTCCATTGCCTTAATTACACCAGTACCATTGATATTAGTAAATCCATATGGACCATAGATTGGATTACCATCATATGCCCAACCAATGATAGGTGAGTGTGAAGTAGATGCTACCTCTTGATTGTTTTGAATATCTAAGTCTGGAACATAAATTGGTTGCCCAGATACAAGTCTTTCAGACAGTATAGTTCTTCTTAACTTTCTTGGTGCATATGCATGAGTGTATTGCAAACCATAGTCTGAACTCAAACCAGTATCAAGGATACCGTCATCATCACTAACTTGATTGTTTTGAAGTAGTCTTTCTACAACGTTAATATTCCATCGCGTTGCAAAAGATTCAAATCTAGCATTCCTACCAGATGCAACTACATCAATAGTGGTTTTTTCTTCGGCATATCCAATTCCACCATAAACAACTTTTACTTCAGATAATATGCCGTTACTAAGAACAGGAGTCAACTTGCATCCATATCCTGGACCATTGAAGACAAACTTAGGAGGAGAGTTATATCCAGTTCCACCACTAGTAACAAGAACCTCTCTAATTCTACCACCAAGGATTACTGGAATAACCTCAGCACCACTACCACTATCAACAGCAATAACTGGTTGTCTGTTAAAGTTGATAAACTCTTCTGCGCCATAGTCAGAACCACCGTCTTCTAAGAAGATAGAACGTATTTCTCCTCTAACAATGGGTTGTACAATAGCATTGAAATCTTGCCCAGTTCTTGTAGATACACCAACAACACCATTAACAGTAACTACAATAGGTTGATAGTTGAAAGAATGATATCCAGAACCACTATCCTCAATATGAATATATTGCTTTGTGCTGTAGTAGAAGTCTTCTGCAAGAGGTGAAGTTCCTAATACTGATAACTTAAATGAGTTTTCATCTACAACAGTGATATAATATGAGTTACCATCTACTAAACCAGATGCTGCAGTTCCAGTAGCAGAATATACTAAGACATCACCAGAGTTATACCCGTGGTTTTTAGCAACAATAGTGTCTGAATATGAATCAATATTAGAAGAGGGAACAGAAACTTTTCTGTTTCTATAGTTTTGACCCTTATCAGTACATGTGATAGAGGTAATTTGTTTTTTAAGATTGGTAGATATAACTCTATGGTTTCCTACACCATATGAAGTCAGGTCAACTGGGTTAACGTCATCGGCAGCATCAGTTCGAGTATTATGTAACGTTACCGTATATGCATCCTGAACAGAAACATAATATGCTGCACTAGTAGTTAAACCACCAATAGCCTGTTGTCCATCAGGTTGATAGATAACTTTCTCAGCATCTCTAAACTTGTGGAAGGAAGAGAAACCAATAGTATTATTTGAAAGATTAACTTGGTTTGCTATTAATATTGAATTGAATGATGCTTCGTGCTCAACGGTGAATAAGTTTGCTTCTGCTTTTGCACCAGAACCACCGCCGCCAGAAATATTGACAACAGGAGTACTCAGATAGTCAAAACCACCATCAATGACGTTAATACTATCAAAGTTACCCACAACTTCACAGAAACCTGTTGCACCAGTACCAACAACATCAGTAATTTCTAAGACTGGTGGATTAATTACATCATAGTCTTCACCTGGAGAAAGAACTTGAATGTCATCAAGTGCTCCATAGAAAACACTATTCTTTGACTTGTAATTTAATATCTCAACACCGTTAACTAAGATACCAGTTGCACCAAACTCAGTTTCATATACATCACCATCTGAAGATGGACTGTCAATCGTTCTAACAATTTTCTGAGATTCTAAAGTTTGGTTTGCCAGGTCATTGAATTCAAACTTATTATCTGATACTGTACCAGTTATCGTCAGATAGTCTTGTTTGAATAGATTAGATCTACTGCGGGCAATTTTTACAGTTGTGGAGTTTACTTTTTCAGTGAAGTAAATTCCTTCAGCAATATTGAGGGTATTTGTATCACTTGCAGGTTTGTAGTATACAGCATCTCCTGTATAGAAACCATGAGAACCGATATCTAACTCTTCGCCGTTGAAAGTTCCACCAAACGTTACAGATCTATCATCAACATCAATCTCTTCATTCAAATATGATGGCAGTGAGTTTGAAGTTACAAAGAAAGAATTATTTTGTGGGCCAACGTATGTGTTCTGAATATTAGCAGCTTGATTGTCAAGTTTTGAATAATTTGAAAAGTCTCCTTTCAGAATTGTTCTCTGAACTTGATACTTTCTGTTTACATCAATAGCACCCTGTCCTGCAACGAAGAAAGAACTATCAGATGCAACAGCAAAAACCGCAACAACGTTGGATACTTTCTCAGAACCATCGGTGAACTTAAACTTTACTCTATCACCAATAGAAAAGTCCGTATCATCAAACGTATCAACTCTATAAGTAAAGTTTGCAGCATCAACTAGAGTGATATTTTCAACATCATATGTTGTTGCAATATTATAAATCCAACTATCAGATAATGCACTTCTATCATCTTTACCAAGCGTCTTTATTGTAATAGTATCGCCGGCAGTATACAGTTTAGTTTCTTCGTCAATAGAAAGGTCAGAGAGAACACCAGTAATAAGAACTTTTACGATATCATTAGTTCCTTGTCCAACATATCCATACGCAAAAGTGTTGATGTAGACATCTTGTCCTTCATCAAGTAATTGATCGATATTAGAACATCCGAAGAACTGTGTATATGACTTTGACTCATAGGTAAACGTTACAGTTGTACCATTGCTCATATAAGCAATCAACTCTCCCGAGTCTGGGAAACCAACAGTCGAGTCAACATCTAAAGTATCAGAATTAATTTCTGCGGGAGTTACAACTTTAGTTTTTGAATGAATGGGGAACTCACCGATAACAGATCCTTCCGCATTAATGTCTCTACTATAGTCATAGTCTAAACTTAAAACATAGTAGACATCATCGCCTCTGGTAATCTTTTCTACTTTTGAGATAGCACCAGATGCAGAGTTAAAAAAGTCAGTTTTGTCTTGATATAGTGTTTGGTTGAGTAAGTTTTCTGGATCACCCTCTACTGCCCTAACTACAAGGTCTTTAGTAACTCTATACTGAGAGTCTGATGGGATGAACAGATAATCTTGTGGTCTGATGGTTTCTACATCTTCGCCAAACAGTGCTCTAAAAAGAATTTCAAAAGACTCATCTGTACCCTTTGAAGAGTAAAAGTCCTTAGCCTGTTTGATGAAAAGATTTTGGTTTAGATCTGAGTCTAAAGTTCTTTCATCAAAACCAGGAACGAATTGTTTCTTTACTTTTTTAAAGAACGCTTTTAGGAAAAGAATACTAAGATTAGATACAGTATCCCCGTTAGAGTGCTCCTCAATGTTGGTTTCAGTAAATACCAACTGGTCGGGTATATTGTTCGCTTGATAGGAAGTAACGCCGCTGAAACCCCTTATACACCCCTCAAACGTGGTGTTTGTCTTAGAGGTATAAGTAATGATCTCATCACCGATTTTTAAAAGACCATAGGTATCTGGAAATCCTGAAGTAGAATTTACAGATATAGTGTCATCAGTAAATTCAACACCAGAAGATAGTGTTGTAGATTCAACTAAACTTGTGAGTTCTTCAAGTTTTATATACTGATCGATATTCTGTAGAATATCGTATGCTCCACTTTGTTTATCTAAAGACGTATAATATTGAGATAAAAATTCTCCTACCAGAGGATAATTATCTCTGACATAAGCAGGCAGTTGATTTTCGACAACTGAACTAATCTTAACCCTTTTGTTTATCATGTCTTTATTGTCTTATGCGGCTTCCGTTTGTGTAGCTAGTTGTTACATTATATAATGAACCAGAGGTATCAGAACCAGATGAAATATCATCTGTCTTCATATTCAAAGTGCTCTTACTTATATCTAGTTGTAAATAAAGATCCTGTTTTCCGAGGACATCATTTGAAGATGGTATAGCAGCAATTTCAATAATTGAGTCATCTCCTGTCTTTTTCACCGTTGACTGAATGTTAACAGGGTTCAAAAGTATTTCACCTTTTTCATAGTCAATAGTTCCTGCTGACTTTCTTACGATAGTGGGTTCTTCAAGTGCTGGATCAGTAAAGAAGAATATCGTTCCAGTCTTTTCATCTTCGTTTGGAAGATCGCCCAAGTAAAGAGTTTGATTGATACCATTCACTCTAAAGCCAGATGACTTAATGTTATAGCCATCAAGTCTCTTGATATGGAATTTATTACCATAGCAAATTTCATACTCAGCATTTACATTCAAAGTAGCACGAAGGTCTCTTCTCATTTGAACCTTTGTGATGTTTGATGTGATAGACTCATGACTATCATCTACAATCTTCTGATACTTACTATACTTAAACCTTGCACCAAACTTATTCAACTCTACAGAGTCTGCATATAAGTTGATATTGTTAGAAACAATGCTCTTGACTGCTTCTGCAGTAGGTGCTAAGTTTGAGTTATAATAAACAGTGGTATCTACTTCAACAAACAGATACTTAAGGTCAACAATTTCTGGTACAATGCCAGCAACACTATAGTTTCTAAGTTCTCTTACTAGGTTATCTTTAATGCTATTTGGTACGAACTGACTATTGAAAGGTTTCAAACTAATAAAGACTTTACCAAACTGTGGTGGATCTAATGTTTCACCACCATATGCAGAAACAGACTGAGTTTCTGCATAGATAACAGGCATCAGTGCTTCATAGTCTGCAGCAGTTACTGCTCTATTTTGAGAAGCATAGATTCTTGTTGCATAGTTTTTGATAGAATCAACAGATTCTATTGGTTTACCACCATCAGCAGCAATATTTGTGCTGACTACAGAGATATTATCTGTAACCGAAACACCGTTGTTATCTAATATTCTTCCACTAAATGAAAAGTCGGATAACCCGTTTGCTGCTTCACCACTTGTTCTGATGTAAGAAACTTCAATGTAGTTTAAACTTTCAAGTTCTTCGCCAAAAATACCATCACCAAAGATAAGTTCATATCTTTGATCTTCAATTTCTTGAATGAAGAATATTCTTGATTTTGATGTGATATTGAATAAACTATTTGAAAGGATAAACTTTCTGCTACTTGTGCTTGATTCAGTATCTCTTACACTAACTCTAAGAGTCGATGTATCAATATTTGGGTTACTTAAAATATATCTTGTAGGTGGTGCTGGGTTTGCTGACTGAACCGTAAAGTTGTCAACCAAAAATGTTCCTTCAAATACATCAATATCGTCAAAAGATGCAACGCCATTGACGACAGGAACGGTAATGTCTTCTGGGATACCAAATGTATAACTATCACCACCAAACGAGTTTGTAGAGGTAACTACGCCCTTCTTAAGGGTTAATGTGATGGGCTTAGTATCAAAGTCTGTAGTATCAACAAAGAATGAAATATTTGCTCTTGATGCAGTTGTTGACCTTGGAACATATCCAATATTACGTGCCAAAGATACAACGTTCTCTCTTAACGTCGCACTATCAATAAACACCTCATTGCTAATCATGTTAGCGTTGTATGAGGAGATATAAGTATTATACGCTAACGTATCAATGATTGTTGAAAGGTTAGAACCTTCAAAATCATAGTCGGTGAAGTTTGAATTTGCTCTCAGGTAGTCTTTAATAGACGCTTTTACCTGGTCAAAGTCTAAGTTTGTGAAATTAACTAATGGCATTATCGTGTCTGCAGTAATGCGAATGATAACTGTTGTGGTAAGGCATCAATACCAACAATGTTATATTGTATTGTGACGTTAAACTCATTGTTATCATAGTTTGGTTCTACAATAACACTGATTAATTCAACTCTTGGTTCATATCTATTGACAGTATTTTCAATCTCATCCTTGATAATTGATGCTGATATACCATCAATGTTATCAAATAGTGCTCTGGATACTCTTGAACCAAGGTCAGGGTTAAAAAACTTCTCACCTTGAAGGGTAAATACAAGATTTCTGACTGATCTTGCAATAGCAGTTTCATTCTTAATAGCAAGCATGTCATTAGATAAAGGATTTACTTGAAAAGTACTTCCTATATCTTTAAAACTCTTACTTACCCTTTGTACAGGCATGGATAAATTATAAACCTAACTTATTTATTACCCTTTTATGACATTATTGTCGTCAAAATCATCATTTTCAATCTCACGCAGCACTTTTTGGTACTGCTCATTTGCCAAATTATCTAAAAAGTCATTTTCTGGTTGAAATGCTTCATAATCTGATGTCAATTTAGTGGTTCCCCACATTTTTCTCATATATTCTCTGTCTCTATCGACTTTTGAATTACCCATAGTAACCTTTTCTTTATTTATTGAGTGTCAAGAGGACGCCCCTCTTGTGACTTGTACATTTCTTCCATTGTATTATGGAATTTTTCATCATTTTCTTCTTCTTTTTTACGTTCCTTTGACGTTTTCCAGAAATATTCATCTTCACGTCCCATTCCAAGACGTTCAAAGCCATTTTCAACGGAATAATATTGCGTTGATACCTTAAAGTCAGGCATTTTGGGGTCAACTGGTGTCAAACTGTTATCAAAAATACGTAATCTGTTGTTTGGATACAGTGCATACTGACCATTATCAAGTTCAATGAGGTTATGAGACTTATGTTCAGCAGGGTTTTCACTTGTTGCATAGTCTATAACATCAGGATCTTGATGATAGTTATCAATAGTGCATACATATGTACCTTTTTGAATGCCATGGTCGCGTGTATAACATTCAAAGTCCATACTACCAATGAATTGTTTCGTAACACTTACAACACCATAGTCCATACAGTTCCAAAACTGTAGGTTTGGTAGGTTCATATCAGGCGATGGAGTCTCAGGTTCACTGACAAAGGCACTAATAGGTAACTTATCATACATTGCCGCATACTCTGGTAAGTATGTCTCAAAATAAAAAGCACGTCCAGGTATCGACTTACACGACACCCAAACGCCCTTTACAAATTCACCATGACCACTTTTATGGTCAGTGAGATATTCTTTTCTTACCCATACTTCAACAGAGGGCAAGTTACAAATTAATGCAGCCATAAAGTAACAAAGTCGTTACATCTATTTACCCTGTCCGCGATAACGCTTCTTTTTCTTATTACGTGAACTTGCTGCCAACAATGTATTTTGTGAACACCCTTGACGAGTCTTTTTCGGTTTTCCGGGGATGTAGTTACCCTGCTTCATCATTGCCATTTTTTATTACCTCTAGTTTAATTTCATTAGGATCATAAGTGCCATCTTCATAAAAGTCAAGTGACATATCAGTCATAATGTCTAAGCATTCATCCAACGAGAGGTCGCTATGCAACCTCTCACCTTTATAAAGAATATTATATTTCATCAGATAACACGAGTTTTTTCATGTCCAACGCGAATGCGAGGATCGCACCAGATTTCAAAACCTTCTTCCTTTGCATCAAGACAGAAGGATACATCCTCTCCACACATATCCTGTACTTTACCAGACTCAAAGACTTGCATCTTAGGAGCAAACCAAGGATACTCTAAGTTCTCAAAAACTCCATTCTTAATCATAACCCAACCAAACCCAGTGTAGTCTACAGTGAATGGCTTCTTACGACGTTGAATACTCTCTACAGTCTCATGGTTCATGACTCCACCATTCTTGCGGAAGTCATCTTCTTCTAACCAATGTGCTACTGAGGTCGTGTGCCCATCTTCTGTGGCATACCATCCTGCGACAATCTCCTTCTCCTCGCCCTCTTCATTCAGTGCCATATCACACAGTTGCCAGAACTTATTTGTGTCAAAGACAATATCCGAGTCAATCCAAAGTTGATAGTCATACTTTAACTTCCCATCCCATGGAATCTGACCTGGACCACGCAATACATTTGCTCCAAGTACCTTACACCTCGCAAAGTTAACCATTGACGAATAGTCTTGACTAATCTGAATACCCATACCATTCTGTACTAAGTCAAAGCACAGTTGTACAAATGCTTTCAAGAAGATAAAACTACATCCTCTTCCTGGTAAACAAAATACAATCTGCTTTCCTTTCATACGTGCTTTGATAGCATCATAATCAAAGTCAACTTTCTCTTTCTTCTTTGGTGCTGCTGCTTTTACTGTGAATCCTTTTGCCATAAGTCTTGTAAACTCAACTCAATTTTATCCTATTATGTATTAGTTGTCAATAAGAAGGTTCATCACCTTTCTGTACGGTTAACTCCTCATAACTTAAGTCATCTAACGTATAGTCAGTCTTCATAAGTCCTACCATACCCTTTAATGACTCCCAAGTAGTCTTGAACTCTTCCTCATCTACACAGTGATATAAACACTTATCTTTTGCATAAATGTGATACATCTTAGTTTCTACCATACTCATCCTCCAGTCTTACAATGTCCTTCTCCTCACATTTATCTCCTATCTGTACCTCTACAAATATAACTCCCCTCTCTCCTCCACGTATTCGATGTACCTCCCCAGTCTTGATATGGAAACTATCACCAACCTTTCCATAATATTCAACACCTTCAATAGTTATATACCCCTCACCATCAACAATAGTCCAGTGCTCCTCTCTGTGGTTATGATACTGTAATGATATACTCTGCTCCGCAACTACTGTGATACGCTTGACCTTATACCCTACCTCCTCTATAAATGTCTCATACCACCCCCATGGACGGGTCTCCTGACTCATAAAATTTTCTCCGGAAATAATTTGCTTCACTATAAAACCCTTTCATGTTTTATATATCTGCCCGGGAATTTTTTATGAGAATGAAATAGAGCTCGCGTTTTGTCACCTCTGTAGGTTAGGGTAGTTATGGGTTTTTATAACGCCCCCCGTTACGCGCCCCGCACGTTAACACATAAGGGCACAATAACTGCCGAATACGAATACTGCCATCATAACACATAAAGGGACAAAGTGTCAACCACCGTGCCCCTCATAAGTGTCACTCAGAACAGAATGTCTGCAATCTCATTCACAGTTTTCTCAGACTCAATATCTGCTACGATAACATCAAGGATCTGAAGAATATCATCACCAGTGTTACCAACTCGCAGCATACCAAGTGCAACTTCGCGGGACATAATAAAAAAAGAGAGTGTTAATGAACGGAGTGTAATAACTGGGACTTATAACACTTACTGTGCTGCCCAGTTTGTATCAAGCAGCGAGGCGATCAAGTGCTGCTGCCTTACGATCAGCGGCGACCTGTTGCTTATAGATAGCGGCGACCTTTGCCTTATCACCAGTATACTGACGACCCAAAGAATTCACGGGGTTGAGTGTACCCATACGACCAGAACCGATCGAGATGTCACCACTGCCCACATAAGATCCTTTACTGGTGTCATGTGTACCTAGTGCATTCTTGCCACTGCTGTTAGTCTTACCCAGTGCAGACTTACGGGTCTTTTTGATAGTGCTTTTCAGTTTTTTCACCTTGGGAGTAACACCCAAAGATTCGAGGTCTTCAATGATACTAACCAGGTTGGTGGCGGTGTTCATGACGTGGAAATGTGTGACCCTTACACTATAAGGACACTTTCAAGGTGAGTAATAATGAAGCACTATAATCACCAGGTGTCAGGTGTACTCAGGTCCTCCACATAAGCATCACACCTCTCAGAACCTTCAAGTTGGAACAACCTTTCCCAGTTGATATTATGGGGGTCGAAATCTCCCAATGCCTCAATATCCAAGGTGATGCGATAACGTTGCTTCTGTGCTTGTTGATAGATAGCAGGCATGATTCTCCGAGTGGTGTGAAGACTGTTACAGTGTAGAATAAGCGTCTCTATATGTCAACCTCATAACCGCTATTTATGAGGGACGCTTATGTTTTTTGCGTGTCAAGTCCCGGGAAAACTTATGAGCGGGTGCTTGACATTTCTGTGCTCTTGTGATAGAGTGCGGGCTAAGATCACAAGGTACTGACACATTTAGAGAGACATAAAGTGGCAGGCATAAGAGACATTTAGAGAGGCATAAAGTACCTCGGAAGATACTCTAGAGACCCTTCAGATACCCTCTTAAGTAACTTCTTCTTCATAATGTTAGACTCGATACAAACAATCAAAATACATTTAAAAAACCTTTTTTAATATAAAAAAAGAGCAATCCTTATGTATAATGGCACAAAAGGACTGCTTTTAGAGTGTTTACTACCTATCAGAAGTTACAGCAGAAGATGTAACCTCCGAGGTCAACATAGTCATGGGAGAGTTCATTCCAGGTTGCTTCCCAGTCAATACAAAGGAAGGCAGGAATGTCGAGACAGTAACAATCAGTAGTGAGTTGTTCTGCAAACTCTGCACCTGACATTTGACCTTGGTAAGCATCAGTAAAGGAGTCAATACTACCTTCACCGAAGTATTCAATAAACTCCTCAATAGCAGCAGCGGGATAGTCTTCCAAGAGTTCATTGATAGTCTCTTGGTTGTTAGTATCCTCTGCAATTACTTCGTCTTGTTGTTCAGCAACGGCAGCGGTTGTGATACCTTTTGCTTCCATAATAGACTCATAAAAAGCAGTGAACTTTGCCTTTCCATCTACTTCATAACCACAGGCGCGGCACATATCAACTCGGGACATTCCTTGTTGAGTGTAGAGTGAAACTGCGTTGAGGAGTTCTTGACCTTTGAGCATGAGATGAATGGTTGCTTACGTTATTGGAACACTTTGGAGGTGAGTAACTTTTATTCGATGAGAATAAGAGTTTTATGTGTAACTTTTAAGACGTGAAAATCTTAAACATAATGTTGTGCAAGTGCAATAACTTGATCCTCTTTAACAATACGATTCGGACCAACTTTAGTCTCAAACCGATGATAAACAGTCTCGGGTTTTTCACCCTCAAATGCAATGGCAGATTGTAAATCTGTTGTCATTTCTTTAACAGTTGCAATGCCACGATATGTGGAGTCAAATTGTTCCTCAAGAACAGAAAGTGCATAGCGGAAAGTCATTTTGTTTTTCATAGTGTCATTCATACAACTACAACACTTTCAAGGTGAGTAACTTTATTCCTCCAAAAGATGTGGATAATACTCTTCAACTTCTTCTATCAATTCATCAACTGAATACTTATCAAACTCAACGTCCATATAATCATAAAGAATCGCCATCATATCTTTGATGTCCATATCATCCAAAACTTGGTTGATATATGATGCTTGAAGTTCATCGCGGTTGATGATGTTGTCTTTGGTTTCAGTCATGATAATAGAGAAACAATAATAACAATAACGGACAAGAAATATAGCATCAGCACATCATCGGCATATACTCAGATTGTGGCATTTTGTCTGTATTGAAACCAGTAACTTGTGAACCGTTGTTGATACGAGCACTCCAATCATATTTCGCATCAGTAGCTTTAACTACGCTATAAGACTTCATACCATTAGCGCGGAAATGCACTCGTTTGATGAAACGTCGGATGGTAACTTTCATCCCTTTGATGTCATCAGACTCGGCAACAAATGCTTCGGGGAAATAGTCAACAATGACAGCAGAGTTAGTGACTTGCATAAGATGAAGAAGTGCGGTACGTTATTAGAACAGTTTAAAGGTGAGTAACTTTTATTTCTGGTAATACTCCCCCACTGACTTCATCATAGTGATGAGTTGTTCATGACACTTATTCACCGTATCTTGAATGTATTGTTCTTCACCTAAAAGACTCATAAAATCTACTTCTGACCAGTCATCAGTTTCAAGTGTCCAGGAATTATTCTCAAGAGGTGAATAATACATTGTGCCTTCAGAATCTATTGAATAGGCACAACCAAGTTCTTCACAAAGTAGAATAGTTGTGTTCATGACAGAAGTGGTGCGGACAATAATAGAACAGTTTAGAGGTGAGTAACTTTAAAGGACAAAAAAAAGAAGGACTATGTAAAGCGTCAGAACGCTAAACATGCCCAACGGTCTAATGAAGTTCCATAATGTTTGTTGATAGTACGAGTCACAACTTCGTTGCACTCACTATCACAAAAACCCCATTCTTGATATGCTTTCAAATAACGATACATCACACTTTGAGCGTTGACTGCATCATCATTGTCGGCAAGAAGTAAAGTGAAAAAAGTGTTCACAGTGTCAATAACAGCGTCGGGAGTGTCAATATAGCACTCCCACTCGCTACGCTTGAGTGTGACTGTTTTCATGAGATGAATGGTTGCTTACACTACAGGGACACTTTGGAGGTGAGTAACTTTTATCTCACCAAATGTTTGTCCATCGTTTATGGTTTGCTTTGGACATTCTTCCTTCTGCTAACATATTGTCACATACATTGCAGAATACTTGAAACTTCTCCTCACGGGTGAGAGTATCTGCTCCATCACAGTTTTTCATGATGTTGAGCATTTGGGACTTGGAAGTAATCATCAGTCAAATGGAATAATGTTGTATTCAGTGAAGTTAGGATACTGTTTTTCTACCCACTTCGATAACTTTGTATTCTGTGACTTAATACCCTTTGATGTTTTTGGTTTGGTGGGCATTACCTTTAAAAATGATAACGAACCCTCATCAGTTGTCACCTCAATTTTATATGTTGCAGTGGTAGTTTGCATCAATAATGTGCCTCTGATGTGTCAAGTTGTTCAGACCATTTTGCTATCGCATCATAACATTTTTTGCAGTCAACAAATGTATCGTTGAAGTTGTCAAGAAAATGAAACGAATAGTTGATGCGGTTTTCAGGAATCGAAAGGTGTTGTACTACTTTGTTTCGAGCATTTGTCATCTTGTCAAGTTCAGAAAACAACGGGTAAGTTTTGATGTCCATACAACTACAACACTTTAGAGGTGAGTAACTTTTAGTCGGTAAACTTTACACTCAACATAGCAACAACTAGAATAACAGCACAAGGTATAACAATGTACCAATACTCAATTGCAAGCCAAACTGCAAAAATAAACCCTAACAATATCATCCAACCTGTGGCACTTACAATGTCACCAACTCCAGAACTTTCACGCGGTTCATTATAAGAACCTTCACATTGTACGAGACAACCAGGGTTCCTACGTTGTACCATTGAAATTGCATCGTGAGCAGTCAAAGCTTCAACCGTTTCAATGTAAGGTTGAAACAAGTCAGTTTGTCCTACTTGCGGACGAACTCTGATGTCATAAATCATAACCAGTTCTCCATGAATTGCTTGAGAGTGTAACCTTCACCAGTGCTAGTTTCTTCTACTAACTCTTCATAACTGTAGTTTTGAAGTTCTTCACGGTATTCTTCAGTTGTTTGATCATTTTCAGGGTCAAAGTCATCATGGCAGAGATAGTCCCACTCTGCACATAACGCATTGATAAGATCGGAACGAGAGTATTTCATCGGATGTAGAGATAACCTCCTGCCCAGTCTGCACGGGCAAAACATTCTTCACGACTGGAAATGATGTTTAAGTTGTAGCGAACATGCTTTGCAGGTGCTTTGAATGATGCTGCTTTGTAAACTTCACCAGTCTTCTTATCAACAAAAGCGTGAGCGCTACGGGAACCTGATTCAGTTTCCATCACAATTTTGTGATACTTTCTACCACTTTCGATGTAGAACTTGTATTCGAGAGTGTGTCCCCTCTTGTTAAAATCCATCTGGAGAGCATCACATAACGTCAGACAGTGCTTTTCGATGTTTTCTTGAATAGTTTTACGAGCATCCTGACTTGCAACGAAGTCAGCAAATTCAGTAGGCATAATGTTGAGGCGTTACAATACTAGAACAGTTTAGAGGTGAGTAACTTTTAACTCACCAAGTTTTCTCCATGATGAAGTTTGCACGACTGAACTCTTGACGGTCAACAACTTTGAACATACCATATTTGTTGGTGATGACATAACCTTCATGCAAAGTGTGCATGTTGCCGATCATACATTCAATGTCGTCGCGTTCATCAATGAAGCAGAACAAATCATCCTTGATAGTTGCAACTAACTTCCACAAACGCATCACATTGATGTCAATGTCAAACTTTTCTGCAATTTCATTCTCATCAATGACATTCTCATTACGGATGCAGTCATTGATATGTTTTTTGACTTTTGCAGCAGTTTTGTCATCCAAAAACGAAGAGTGACATAGTGTTGCCATTTGTTTGGCAAAGTTACAAATGTCTCCCAGATCTTCACGATAAGGGTTCAATGAAACCTCAGGTTTCACAAACAAACATTCATCAGTGCTTTTGGGAGAAAGTATCAACGGCGATGAAACTGCATTACGAAGGTCACCTTTTGCCACATAGATGGTGTGGGGTGCAATGATAATATCCTCTGCAATTATTTCAGGAAAGATGTAAGTAACCGTATTGGGGCGATAAGTATCACTACCACCATAACCAATAAAATCACCTTGAATGATAGAAGTTGTGCGAGGTAGGCAGTCAAAGCAAGCGTGAAGAATACGCGCAACTTTACCCTGATAGAACGTATCAATTTCTTCATGAGTGTGAGCAATGCGAATCTTTACCTTGTTGAATACTGCTTTGGTTCCAACAAAAAATGTACCAGTCGCAGGATCTGTACCCCAAACAATAGCAGGAGCACCATCAATCTTGGTACTGATGTAGCTATCGGGTTCTGCAAACCAGTCAAGAACCGAAAGATCTCCAGTCAGGATAGAGTCTTCGGGGTGTTCAATGTGAGTGTTCTTCATACTACTAAAACAGTTTGGAGGTGAGTAACATTGACATTGGCACAAAAAAAGAGGGTAGTGATACCCTCCTTTCATCTTATCGGTCGGTTGACATATAGTATGCCTTATCGACCAAGCAGTTTACCAACAGAGAAATATCTTCTTGAAGTTTTTTTACTTCAAACTGATGAATTTCCCAGCGAACTTTAATGTCTTCGATGTAATCTGCACGGGACAGGAGAACTTCGGGACGTTCGGTCATGTGGTTTGTTGTTTGGGACACTACTAGGACACTTTGGAGGTGAGTAACTTTTATTCTTCCAAATAAGGACGCAAAGACTCAAGAACACCCTGCATTGCTGCTCGTGAGTATCCAGCAGCATAAGGATAGCCCTGCTCTGGGTTATCTGGTGCAGCGTAAGTTACCTCTATTGCTTCTTCCAAGCGTTGAATTACATTCACAAGGGTATAGTCGTAGATAGAAACCTGTTTCATAGTGTTAGAGACGCTTGTGGGGGTGTCTGGTGGCGTTCCTATCAATGGAACGTTTTCAAGGTGAGTAACAATCAGACGCCTGCTTTTACTGCTTTGTGTGCTAAACCAATGAGTTTTGTACGTTCTGCACCTTTAGGTGGACGACCATTCTTTTCAGTGAAGTCTTTAATAAGTTCTGCTTTGCGTGCTTTCAATGCAGCACCTTTTTCTCTATTTCTAGCGGCATCTCTCTCCTTGCGAGTCATTCCACCACCATCAGTGGTTTTCCAGTCGCGACGTGGTTTTGATGGTTGTTTCTTCTCTTCTTTCTTTTTAGTTGTTAAGAGTTTAGTTGCTGCTTTTTCTGCTTCTCTAGATGATGTCTTTGCTGCTTTTGACGCTGCTTTAGTATCACCACCAGATGCTTTTGCTGCTGCTCTAGCTCTTGCTTCTGCTCTTCTTCTTTCTTTTACTTTATCTGCATATGTTTTTGCGACTTCTTTACTACCACGTTCTTGCGTTGGTTGTTGCTCTCTTGCAGAACGTTGGCGTTGCTGACCAATATCTTTTCTGTCTTTATATTCTACGGGTTCCATCTTACCACCACCGACTGCCTTCATTCTGCGGCGTTCGGGTTTACTTTTCTTCCTTTCTGCTCCGATGCGTCCACCTTCCCCAGACTTTTTGATCTGGGATGAACCCATCACATCCTTATCATAGACTTCAGTGATAAATTGAGAGAAGGTTTTCATCTGGAGTAGTGTTTGTCTCCTGTTATTTATTATAATAACACCCCGATGCCCCTATGGGGACACCAGGGTGCCAGATATTCAACTGTCTTCTTCTTCCTGTTGCTCCTTATTCAGTCGCTCGCCAGGTTTCGCAACCAAACCCGCTTCATAAAAGTATTTTACTCGCTCACGACGTGCTGCAATAAGCATATCATATTGCTCACGTTGGTCTTTAGTGTAGCGGAAATCTTGTTGCCGCCAAAGAGTCTTGAGCTCTTGAAGATGTGGAAGGACGTTTACAGTTTCAGTCATTGTTTTCAGTAGTCGATGTTGCCGTTGAGGTACTCTTTCATGTTAAACTTTTTTTGCTCTTCGATCATGTCTTCAAGATCTTCAGAAACAAAGTCAAAGTTTTCCATTTCTTCAACTTGATTGTCGTCGAACCAGTCCATAAGTGTTGTGCTTACAATAATAAAACAGTTTGGAGGTGAGTAATAATCAGGCAGGAATTTCAGTCAGTTCAGGTTCCTTATCGTTGAACTCGTTCATATCATAACATACCCACTCATTGTTACGGAAAATGTAAGCATATTCTTCATTGTTATTCTTATTCAGATACTCATTGAATTTCATCAAACTAGGAGGGCAATTCTCACCGCGAGCAGAATAATACTCAGGAGCATATTCACCCTCAGGAAGTTTCTTACCCCAGATCTCATCTGCCCAACAGGTTGACATATCACCACCATCAATGAGTTCTGCTACTTTCTCCTTTGTATTGTATTGTGCCTTGAGTGTTTTACCCAACCACTGAGGATAACCATCCCAATGATGATAAACAGAAAGAATAGAGTCATCTTGAAGTTGAATACCGATGCGTGAGCGGGTTCCCATTGTGTTGGTTGAGTGCTTACACTATAAGGACACTTTGGAGGTGAGTAACTTTAATTACTTCTTTTTTCTTGCATTGCGAGTAGTGTTTCCAGTGGAATCCATGCGGGGTTTTCTTTTCCGAACTGAACTTGCACCTCGGTTACTACTTTTTCCAGTTGACGATTCCACGTCTCTCTTGTGTTTTTTACGGGGTTCAAAGGGTTCTCCATCTTTATTACTGATGTTGCATTGTTTTGCTTTTAGTTTATACCTATCAATATATTTTTGCAAGTGTTCTTTACATTGAAAATGACATACAGTTTTGCCATTCTCTAACCTCCATGGAAAACCATTCTTATGCAGTTCATCCATAGTTAGTAACAAGAACCTCTTTCACATCCAGAGTTGATGTACCACGTCCAGCAGTATATTTGGCAGACATTTCTAACACATTGCAACCTTCAAAGTTACGCTCATAGAATCCATCTCCAATGTCCTTATTTGAGTAAGCAAACATACATCCAGACTCGGTAAGATAACGTGCCAACCTAACTTGGTCGTCTTCAGTAAAACCACCTTGATAGAGAACAATACTGTCACGATATGGTGGGTCAGCATATAGCCAGTCGCCAGACTTTGGTTGATAAGCAGCAAAGTCACCATTTGTGATAGTTGCCTTCCGAAGGAAAGATGCAACATTCTTGATTTTATTCACATCAAAAAATGCTTGCTTCTGCAAACAAGTTCCAGGAGGTGTAGAATATCTCTCATTACATTTCTTGTATGCTTTCCACATACCATTGAAGTTCACTTGTAACATGAACAACAATAGTGCAGACAGATATACATCAGACTTACCTTCATTTTGAAGACAATAGATCTCACGCAAGTCATAATAATATGCCTTACGGTCTTCTACTTCAGAAAGACTCAACCATTTCTCAACACATTTGAACCACTCACCAATAACTTCATCGCTGCTATCTGCCAAGGTAGCATACAACAATGTCAACTCACCATTCCAGTCATTCACCACAAAGTTTTTGTTCGGATACTTCTCATAAACCCACAGAGAGTTAGTGAGTCCACCAGAAAACAAGTCAACGAACTGGTTGAAGTCTTCCTCGGGGAAAAAGTGTGGTGCATACTGTTCCAACATACGCTGTTTAGAACCAGTCCACTTAAACATTGGTTGAATGGATGTCTTCATTGGTGAGTGCCTAATTGATGTATTCTATCAGTTTTTGTGTTGAGATGCAACTTCAACCAGAAGATCTTTAGTCAGTTGGCTATAAGGGAGAACATAAACATTCTCTGCAATCTCTCCCTTCTCTTGAGACTTGATAAGTTTTTTGGTAAACAGTTTGCTACACTTATCAGTCTCTTTCTTACCTTCGGTAATGTAGAGAACTGTGCGGTTGCCATAACAACCATCACGCAGTTTTTCAAGGTCAAAGAATACTTTCTCTTCAGTAGT